CCGCTAGCGGAGGCGATGATCGTCTTTGGAAACCCGAAGTCGATAAAGTTGGTAACGGTTTCGCTGTACTCCGTTTCCTCCCTGCCCCTGAAGGAGAAGATCTCCCCTGGGCAAAGATGTATTCCCATGCCTTCCAAGGCCCTGGTGGTTGGTACATCGAAAACTCTCTGACAACACTGGGACAAAAAGATCCTGTGTCAGAGCACAACCGCGAACTGTGGAACAGCGGTATCGAATCTAACAAAGATGTTGTCCGTAAGCAGAAGCGTAAACTGTCTTACTATGCAAATGTCTATGTTGTGAAGGATCCTACTAATCCTCACAACGAAGGTAGTGTCTTCCTCTACAAGTTTGGTAAGAAGATCTTTGATAAGATCATGGAAGCAATGCAACCTGAGTTTGAAGATGAAACGCCCATCAATCCTTTTGACTTCTGGCAAGGTGCAAACTTCAAACTGAAGATCGTCAAGAAAGACGGTTACTGGAACTATGATAAGTCTGAGTTTGAAGCACCCGCTCCTCTGCTGAGCGATGATGATGCTATGGAAGCAATCTGGAAGAAGCAATATTCCCTTGCTGGACTGACTGCTGAAGATCAGTTCAAGTCCTATGAAGATCTTGAGCGTCGTCTCAAGTATGTCCTGGGACAGAAGTCTCGCACTCCCTCTCCTGCTGATGAAGAGACTGAGTACGATGACTATGCAGCAAAAGAAACTGCAGAGCGTCAGATTCAAGAGTCTCTGTCACGCTCTAAGCCTGACTTCAACTCTCCTGACATCACTGCATCTACACCAGTTGCATCCAAAGATGAAGATGAAGACGATGCACTCTCTTACTTCCAGAAACTGGCAGAGAGTTAACTAAACAGTTTAATATCTTCTCCTCTCTTCAAGGTTCTGCTCACGTATTGAGTGGAACCTTTTTTATATGGCATCAATCTTTCCACATCATCAAGAACAAGTTCAACATATTCTGCTTTCAGTAAGTAAATATTTCTCTTCGCTTCTTCCTTACGAACTTCATAGGTATAGTTTGTAACTGCATCTACCTCATCAGTTCTAATAACGTATTGTCCTCTTTCAACATCAAAATATTCAACTCTGTAATTCTTGGGAACAGTTAATCCCTTAGGTACAACAATTTCTCCGCTATCATTTTTCATCTCTCTTGTTTCATAATGATGAATGTTTCTAGATTTTTCAATATCACCATATTTTTTAATCAAGAAGTCATTGAATGCTGCCTGTGACATAGGCCATTCTGTCTGAACATTCATTATATTATTAGCAAGCATCACCAACCAATCAAAAGACTCATCGCCATAGATTTCAAAGGCAACATTATCTGGACGATCATCACCACTGATTCTGTATTGAGTGAAGTATGCTAAGTTTTCTAATATGTCAGGGCGAATCTTAACTCTCTTGAAAAGATTTTTTACAACCTGATAGTCGCCAATATTTTTGCCATCAGAGTCTCTGTTGACATAATCGAAGTCTGGAACTTGTCTGAAGTAACTTGCCATTTTAGAAACCTATTTGATTGGCAGGAATGTCATTACCAGATACGACAAAGGCTTGATCAGCATCTGCTAAAGGCCCTGATGTGAATGTCTGATAATCATCTTCAGTAATTGGTTCAAGTTCTGTGAACTGCATAGTGATTTTGTATGATGTCATTGTTCTATCTGCATCATCAAAAGTCATATATGTTCCGTCAGGGGTATATTCTGTATTTATTGCTGTCAAGGCACAATTTTTTATTCTTCCTAAGGATGGATGTTGTCTTCCTTCACCAGTTAAGTAATTAATTCTAAACATATTAGGTGACACGATAAAGAGTGATGTATCAGATCTCTTTACTGACATCCCTTGTTTAAAAAATCTAATTATCTTTTTAATCTGTGTCGCTTCAGTTCTACTTCTTGCAGACATTGTGAAAGTAAAATTAAAACTTCTAAGTTGTGGTGCCTGAAGTATTAATTCTAAGTTGGGATTGAGAATAGCACCGGTTGTTCTTGGAACAAGTCCCTGAGCACCCACTGCTGATTGTGCTAGAAACAATCTTAATGCGCCAATAGTGTTTTTTGCCTCATCAGATCTAATAGCTGCTTGTATATCTTCAGCATCACCTTTTAGCACATTAATTAAATTTTGAAGTGCTGCCTGAGGATTTAAGGCCACCGCTGCCAAAGCACCCTGAACAGGATTAAGTGTTGAATTATTATATCCAACTTGATTACTATCTGCTATACCACCTTGAATTGGAAGTGTTACAGAACCTTCAATATTAGTTCTTGTTTTTTGTCCAATGACGAATGGGCTTTGATCTCTCAGATCAAAACCAATTCTTGATCCAGTTTGATAGAACATCGTAAATCTAATTCTATCTTGTTTTGATGTGGTGATATCTTCTGGATAGAATAAATTTTCATACTCTTTTCGTCTTCTTCCCTTAACTTTTATTTCGTCAATCGCATAATTAGTTGCTATTTCAGTTGTTTCAGGTTCAGGACTTACAGCAATATTATCTTTAGTGCTATAGAATTTTGCCCAAAATGATTTTTTACTGCCCTGTTGATCATCTGTAAATTGTGATGTCAACGCATCTATAGATCTATCATTTAACACACTTGTTAAAGAGTTATTTCCTGAATCTGCTAAAACTTTTCTTACATCTAAGTCAGCGTATATTGTATCAATTCCACCATTTCTAATTGTAACGTAATATTTTCCATCTCTTTCATTAGAAAGTTCTGCAGCCTTTCCACCCTCTAGTTGATAAGAATTATAAGTCGATTGATCAATCGACATCTTAATTTCAGTATTTGTCGGCTTCGAGTTTTCATATGTTGTTATGGTGTAGAAATCTTTTTTCTTACCACCAACTTCAATTTCAACTGTTAACTCGCTTGTCGCTTTTTGTGCAGACATTATAGTCAGAACTTTTTTCTATTTATTAGATGTTCTTTAGATAATATGCGTAAGGTATGTCAAGGAGAGATTGTATTTCACTTTGTCTTACGAGATGCAATTGTCCGGGTACTTCTTGCCATGTATAATTTCTGATCTTATCCCAGTGAAAATTAACTCCTCTAAATCCCCACTGAAATACATCAGTGACACCAACCATAGGGTGTTGATCATATTGAATACCAGGAGTTTTTGCATTGTAAATGAAGGTATAAGTTTCACCCACATCAGGAATAATAACTGTTTCATTTAATATGCTCATGATTTCAACCATCATGTCTTCAGGATTTCCTAAATCTCTGATTGAATCTTTAACAAACTCTAGTCTATTATTACCAACTTGTTCTACAAACTGAAAATCATCTTCCATAAGTTCTGATACCTAATTCGTCTTCGGTGATGATCTTGAATTCAATTCTTCTGTCTGCACACCACTCCCGGGCTGCTTTCCACTTTGCCTGATTCACAGCATAGGTTGTGCTTTCTCTAATCAAAGTCTTCCGTTGCTTTTTACCAACGGTGGGTGGAGCAGTTTCTCTTTTAGGTTTCACCTCAATGACATAAGTCTTCACCTCCCCACTACTTTCTTTCACTTTGATGATAAAATCTGGAAAGTAACGATGAACTCTTCTATCAACTGGTGAAATATATGGGATAAAAAACTCTTCACTTCCCCACTCAAGAATGGCATCAGTCTTATCACACCATACACAGAACTGTCTCTCCCAGTTACTACGGCATATTATATTGTTGACATTACCTTTGTATTTCTGTGGATTGGAAGGACGGTAAATACTTTTCTTACTAACTCCCATACATAATATATACGGTAAAAACTATTTAGATGGCAACGCCAAAACCAAGAGCAAGGAATGTTGCTGACTTAAAGGCAAGCATACTTAATCCATCACTAACATCCACCTATGAAACATCATTTGTTTTTCCGGGTGCGGTGGCTGGATGGATGAATAGGCAATCTGGAGTTGGTAATGGTATAGATTTTGATACTTTAAATAGAGTTCAAATTGCTTGTAGAGAGGCTACACTTCCTGGAAGTTCTTTAGCAACTCATACACTTGATAATGATTTCACTGGTGTAACTGAGAGACACGCTTATAGAAGACAATATGATACAACTTCTTCATTTAGTTTTTACGTTGATATAAATTATGACTCCATACTTCTTTTTGAAAACTGGATTCGATTTATAGTAAATGAAGATGCATCTAACTCTGATTTGAATAATCGTAATTACACTTATAGAGTGAACTTTCCTAATGAATATAAGTCTGATATCTTTATCAGAAAATTTGAAAAAGATTACGCGGGCAAAGATTTAGAATATAAATTTTTAAATGCGTATCCAGTTTCTATTAATTCAATGCCTTTGAGTTATGATGCGTCTCAAGTGCTTTTATGTACAGTAAACTTTAACTTCTCTCGCTATATTGTTAACACTGTAAGAACTGATAAAATTAGAACCTAATTTCATACGATAAATACTCACACTGAATAACATATCATGCCTTTACCAAAAATTTCAACCCCAACGTATGAGTTGGAGTTGCCTTCGACTGGAAAAACAATTAAGTTTCGTCCTTTCCTTGTTAAAGAAGAAAAGTTATTAGTTCTTGCACTTGAGAGCGACGACTCAAAGGAAATCACCAACGCTATCAAAGCAGTCCTCAAGGATTGTATTCAGACTCGTGGTGTCAAAGTTGATACTCTTCCTACTTTTGATATTGAATATTTGTTCTTAAATATTCGCGGTAAGTCTGTTGGTGAAGACATTGAGGTAAGTGTTCTTTGTCCTGATGATGGAGAGACTTATACTGAAGTGCAGATAAGTATTGATGACATCAAGGTAACGAAAGATAAGAATCATTCTAATCAAATTAAAGTTGATGACAATTTGATGATGGAGATGAAGTATCCATCTCTTGATCAGTTCGTGAAGAGTAATTTTGAATTTAGTGATGGTAATCAAGTTGATCAATCATTTGAGTTGATTGCTTCTTGCATTGATAAGGTATATTCTTCTGATGAAGCATGGACAACTGATGACTTTACAAAGAAAGAAGTCATGGAATTTTTGGAGCAAATGAACTCTGCTCAATTTAAAGAAATTGAGTCTTTCTTTGCTACCATGCCCAAACTATCTCATGAAGTTCAGGTAGTCAATCCAAAAACCAAAAAGAAAGGTAAGGTTGTTCTTGAGGGACTGGCAAGTTTTTTCGCGTAGCACTCTCCCATATGAATTTGGAGAGTTACTATAAATTAAATTTTTCTTTGATTCAGTTTCATAAATACTCATTAACAGAGATTGAAAATATGATTCCTTGGGAGAGAGATGTTTATGTTGAACTCCTAAGATCTCATTTGGAAGAGGAGAAACTTAAGATGCAACAGCAGCAAGGCTAATGAATCTAGACGATCTTTTAAAGTCAATCAGAGAAGAAGATGATGACTCTAAAGGAGGAAAGATTAATGGTGAAAAATTTTTAAAAAGAAAAACTTTTGAAAATCCTTTAAAAGGACAACGATATACTGCTCCCAGTATTCCTGGTGATGTAAAACCACTGATTAAACCTGTCGTTGTTAATATAAGTCTTGATAAACTTATTCCTAGTAACGATGATGCAATTGAAAAATTTATTCCTAATGACGACGATGAAAGAAAAGAAATAATTGAAAAACTTATTCCTAGTAACGATGATGTAAGAAAAGAAATAATTGAAAAACTTATTCCTAGTAACGATGATGCAATTGAAAAACTTATTCCTAATGATGACGATGTAAGTAAAGAAATACTTGAAAAACTTGATGAACTGATTGATGTTATCAAAGCAGATAATGAATTAGAAAAGAAAGAACAAGATTACGACAGAAAAAAAGACGCTAGAGAAAAACGTCAGAAAAGAGAAAAAAGAATTGAGGTAGGTAAAATATTTTCAAATGTAAGTGGTGGTGTTAAGAAAGCCATTGGTGGTTTACAGAATGTTTTTAATACCATTGTTAGATTTTTAGCATTTACTTTGCTAGGACAGATAGTAAAGTTTGTCACAGATTTTCTTGGTGATCCTAAAAATAAAAAATTTATAGAAGATGCTCAGAAATTTATTTTAGGTATTCCCGATAAATTAAAAGAGGTAAGAGACAAACTCATACCTGTTATTGATTGGTTCAAAGAACAAGGGCCAAAGATTGCAAAATTTGCTGAGGACTTTAGAAAACTATTAGCTAAATTTCCATTTCTTGGGCAGTATTTTGCAACCGAAAAAGAGAAGGAAGAGGGACTGGAAACTGTTCCTGGAACTAAATTATTACCTGGACAAGGTGTTGCTTTACCTGATGTTGGCCCCGGAGGAGTACCTATGATTATACCTTTTGCAACTGGTGGATTTGCGATGGGAACTGATACAGTTCCCGCGATGTTAACTCCAGGTGAGTTTATAATGAGTCGTGGTGCTGTCAATATGTTTGGTGCAGACACCATGATGGCGATGAATAAAGCAGGTGGTGGAACAAATATTCCCAAATTTGGATTAGTCTCTGGATATCAAGGTGGTGGAATAGTTGCCATGAGTGATATGCAGAGGAAGGCGTTAGACGTTCTTGCTAAGTACGAATCAAAAGGATCGGGTGACTATAATGCAGTTAATCAATATGGAGACGATGAGGGACGTGGAAATAAGTATAAGTTTCCTGATGGATCAACTACTTTTGCTGGTGATTACAGGAATGCGCCATTTAATCCATCTAAAAAACCTCTGACTTCTTTGACTGTTCGTGAAGTTCTTAGTTTACAGTCTGATGATGGTTCTCTTTCGATGAGACAATGGGCTGATCAAGGAAAACTACATGCTGTTGGGAAGTATCAAATTATTGGTAACACTTTACCTGGATTAGTTGAAAGAGCAAAGGTGCCTCTCTCTGCAAAATTTGATGAGAAGGCGCAAGATATTTTAGCACTGCAACTAATGAAAGAACGTGGTATCACTCCCTGGGTAGGCCCAAGTGATAAAGCATTACCACCTGAAAGAGCTATTGTAGAGGCAGCAAGAAAAGATCCGATTCCAACTTATGTAAAACCTGTTCAAAAAAAAGTTACTCCATCTGATGCTCCTCCTGTCATACCATCATATAGTGTTGGTGAAAGTATGGGTCCTGGTTTTGACTCTAATGATAGGGCACAGGCAGTAAGGAAGGATCTGATAGATCAAATGAATGCAAATAGGAAAAAAGATAACCGCTTTAGTGGATTTGATCTTGACTTTATTTTTAATCCCATTCGTGAATTTCTTGAAGTTGATACACCAAATACTCCCACTTCAACTAAGATTATTGTTTTACCTGCAGTGAAACAGACAGCACAACAACCAAGCACTCAGGTTGATAATGAAATTCCTAATTTTAAAATCTCTTCTGGTGTTAGAATGAGAGGTTTAGTTGGTAAGGCACTTGGTATTGAGGACTTAGTATCATGATTAAACTTACTGAGTTCACTTCGGTTGTTGATACTTACAAGAAAAATTTTGACATAAGAAGTAAAAGATTTAGTGACAAAAAGAAAAAAGATACTAAGGAAAAAATTGAAAAGCGTGAGAATAGAATTGAAACCAAAAAGTTTTTAGGTGGTTTAAAGGGTGCTGCTGGTAGTTTAGCAAATAAAATGAAGCCTGGTGGTGATATATTAGATACAGTTATAAGGTTTGGTGCTTTTACATTACTTGGATTAATTGTAAAAAATATCGATAAAATTGCAATCGCAATTAAAACAATAATTGAAAAGTTAAAAGAGTTTGTTATCAATGCAAAGAAATTTTTTGAGGAACAAGTTGTTCCTTTTCTAAAAGATGTATATAATTTAGGAAAAGATATTTTTAATATATTTGTAGGTATTGGTGATTTTGTCATAGGAATGAATCCTTTTAAGGAATTTGATTCTGAATTCAATATTATATTGCGCGGTATCCTTGGACTT